GATGATACGCTGATCGACACCAAGGTGTCTACCAAGTTCCCATACTTCTGTTTTGTACAAGTCAGCGATAGGTGCGAGATCAACACCGCCATCACCATATTTAGTATAGAACCCAATACCATAATCTTCAACTTTGTTGCCAGTGCCGACAACAATACCACCAACAGTTCCAGCAACCTGGTAAAGAGTTACCATGCGGAGACGTGACTTGGTGTTAGCATTGGCATGATCGTTGGTGGTATAGGTGCCTTTCTCTCCACCATGAGCATCAGTCCACCAGTCAATAGAACTGAGTAATTGTTCATATGTAGAAGAAAGTTCTACATTTTGTACTTCCACATTATCATAAGTCTCTCTCAAATATGTTGCATGTGCAGTTGAGAGAATGGTGTTCTCCATCTTAGAAAGCAGAGGCATCGTCAGGACAAACGTAGGCAGTCCTGTGCGAGCACAGAGGGTAGAAACTACAGCAGAGTCAATGCCACCAGAGACACCAACGACAAGTGCTTTAATTTTGTTTTCTTCTACATAATCTTTAATCCAAGAAACAATCCTGGACTCTAATTCAGCATAGTCTTTAATTCTGTTCATAACACTATCCAATCAGGGCAATAAAGGTCTTTAGTATCTTTGTTAGCATAAGCAGGACCGAACCAATTCTTTGGTGCGACTACTTTTTTGTTTGGGTTTGTTTGAAGCCATGCTCCCCACCAACTCATACTACTATTAGCAATAATAGCATGAGAACATAATGACATCAAGCAAAGATCTGTATATGGAGTATAAGAACCATCATCATACTTGTCTGTAGGTTTTGATACCATAAATCTATCTCCCTGGAAGAACTCTTGTTCCTCCACCCAATCTACTGAATCGGAAAAAACAATTACAGGTTGATCTTCGTCAAACTCAGCAAGAGCTCTTTCATAATATTCAATTGTTTGGGTTGGATGTTGATCGCCACATTGAGTATAACTCCATTTGAATCCACGGGGATCTGTGAGATTGGCATCACCTCTACGGACATGAAGCATAATAGGTTCTTGACCTTCAAATGATTCCATCATTTCCTTGCAAGGTCCAAGATGAGCATCATGAAAAGTATACTCTTTCCGAATAACATCCTCAATATGTTTGAAATATTTTTCGGACTGAAAGAATCCGTAAAGACTACTATCATCTGGGCAGTTGTCTACGTATCTTTGACTGTAGTGAAAATGCTCTTCTTGATAGTAATTAATATTATGAACAAGACGAAGATTTTCTGGTTTTACATCCTCCATTTTAAATGCATAATGGAGACTATAATTCTCAATTCCTTCCTCTTCATGTGGAGGAATTGTCCAGTCATATCCATGCTTGGCAGCAATACCCCGAAGGGCAGCATACTCAAACATTTGATTTCCTAATCTGCCAAGATTACCGATGTGGTTGAATGATAACGTCATACTTTTTCAAATACTCCTGTCGCGAATAATATTCAATCAATTCTTCTTTGCTCATCACTTTAATTTTTTCCCACTCTTGAGTATTGTTCTCCATATGGGGATTGTTAAACCAGGAGTTTTCTCCTCTTGCGTGTTCTAAATGATAAACAGTATTGTTTACTCTTCCAACATTATATCCTAATGTTTGAAACCTGTAAAATCTTTCCAGATCTTCTGGAGCATAGGCTCTGAAATTTTCATTTTCCAGTCCTCCATTTATATATACCTCTTTTCTGAAGAACTGTGCCCATCCATAATCAGATGTATGTTCTTTTGAATTCCTATCAAGAACGTCAAAATCAAAGTCTTCCAGAAACTCATTTACTACAGCATCTTCAGGAGAAACTTGTCTTTGATACATTCCCTGACCATAGGGATAAACTACATCATTTTCACCATCAAGAATAGAGTTATATGCTTGCAAATAACTCTCAATCGGGAGAATAACATCACAATCATAGTTTACTACGATTTCTGTGTTAGATGCCATTACCATCTCATTCAAAATTCTTTGTCTATGGAATAGAGGTTCCACAGAATATTGAAAGAAGTGACTGAGGTTTTTATAAGACTCTCCCAAATACTCACGAATTTGAGGAGCAATGAACTTCTCATAAACAGAAGCATCATCTACTTCTTTAATGATAATTTTGGTATCAAAATTCTGTAAGAGAAATATTGTGGATGCAATTACATTTCTCATCCTGTCCTGAGATTCAATGCGGACAGGAATAATAAATGTTGCTTTTGTTAAATCATGCTTCATCGGGATACTTGTAATCTTGATAATAGTCTGGATGTAACTCAGTAATAATATAATCTAATTCTTCTTTATTGATTCTCCAATTTCCTTTTGGATGTTCGATCGTAGCATTGTAATGAATCCTACTAGAACTAGTTCTGTTCTCATGCTCTCTGGTAGATGTCAATGTGTCTTCGATTATAAAAGGAAGACCATAAGCAACTCTCATTCTGTGATAGAGTTCTGTATCAACTAGAAGATTAATCTTCTCATTCATATACATTTTACATTCATTCAGAACAGACATTCCTGAGGGATTACCAAGAAGATTTCTTCCTTGCAACATACAATCTTCCCATACAGGAACTTTATGTTTGAAGAATTTCTTACCGTCTTTGGTATGACAAAAACCATTGAAGGTCCACTTACAATCGTTTTTATCATAGGCATCATAAATCTTTTGCAGTGCTTCGTCATCAACAAAAAGATCGTCTTGATACTGGATCTTACAAATAGTTCCTTCAGCAAGTTCTAATGCACAGTTAGTATTTGGACCAAGGTTTCCTCTGCCGTTAGGATTTTTGGCATATGTGAAATCAAATTCATCAGAAACACTTTCGCAATAGTTCATGATTTCATCATCACGACTATGATCAGAAATCACAACATCGAAATTTTTAAATGTCTGTGTTCTAAGAGTGTCAAGTAACTCTGAAAGATACTTGACACCATCGCCTTTAAATTCATATGTAGGGATACAAATAGAGATGTCACTCATACCCTTACCCTCCCCACTTCTTCTGCTTCTTCTACAGTAGAAGGGCAGTCATCAAAACTAACTTCAAGATATTTCCAACGATCCACAAAAACGTCTGTTGGATCTGCTCCATCGGGACCGAACCACATCGTAGGACCAACTACATTATCATGTCCAGCCAACCATGCTCCCCACCATGAGAATGTTGAATTTGCCATGATGTTACCAGTACACATGGACATAAGGCACATGTCGGTAATATTATCTCCACTCTCAGATACTAGGAATCTGTCAGAGTTAAAAAATGGTTGCTCAAGGCACCACTGAGGATCATCAGAAAAAACGAAAACCGGAAGATCATCGTCAAAGTGACTGAGGGCTTCTTCATAATAGGAGATAGGAAGAACTGCGTGATAGGTTGGTTTAATCAAGTGATCAGTTCTGCGTACATGAAGAGCGATTGCCTCACCATCTTTAGATGCTCCATCGTACATTTCCTTGCAGAGTGAATAAACATCATCTCTCCAAGTGAAGTCTTCTCTGATCTCTTTTTCAATATGCTTGAAATACTTTTCTGATTGAAAATAACCATAAAGATTTATATTATCCTTACAGTTTTCAAACAAATCTTCATCAAAAGTAAAAGATCCTTCTTGAACGTATGGAGCAGGGAACATCTCTGTCTGCTCAACACCAGTCATTTTAAATGCCATGAAGAGTTTGTGTTGATTCTCTTCATCCTCAAACATTTCGTCTGAAACGGGACCACCAGGAATACAGAACTTATATCCATGCTTAGCAGCAATACCTCTAGTAGCTGCATACTGGAACATCTGATTACCAAAGCGTCCGTTTTTTCCTAAGTGATTGTGTCCGATAGTCATAATTCAGTACCAGGGGGAAGATGATAATGGAAACCAAAAGGAGTAATTCCTTGTGTTTCTGGAATTGGTTTTTCATGGCCAAACCTAGCCGCTACTTCGATTGGGGCAAACTTACATCCAAGTGCTTCATAGATGTGACGATTATGAACACAAATATTTCCATCTTCGGATGTACTCTTAGCATCCATGTGCTTGTAAAAATCACCCCAGTTCACATCAAAGTGAATGTATGCACGTTTGGGAACATCTAAAAGTTTTTTACTGCGGAATGAAAATCCTCCATTACCAACTCGATGTTGCTTACCCCAAGGATCGATGTATGCATCGGTGGCTTCATACCAAGGAGGACCAATATAATCATACTTAAAGAACTCGTCTTCCCATTTTTCTGGATTGATCACAAATCCATCTGGTTGGACAAGCAAACAATACTCTGTATCAATATGATCGGAAAGATTATAGATGCAGTAGTAATTGTAATCATGGATCGAAGTGATTTCATAACACTTAGAAAACTCAATTCCCTCAGGAAGTTCTTTTGGTTCTTCATGAGTAATGAGTTTTACTGCTCCAAAATCAATTCCCTTCATACTATGTTGAAGGGCAAAGAGAGCACCTTCAACATTATCAGATGAAATGCAGAAGAGAGTTACGTTGGGTAAATTAATCTTTGGCATAATATTTTACTCCATTAACAAAGTCGTCTGCTGCTTCAATATCTTTTTCAATCTCATCATTATGATATAGTTCTGGATGCTGTTTGATATACTCAACAAACTCCATTCTACATTGCTCTGGAGTAAATAAGTTTCCGTCAAGATCCATATACTGACTTACAAAACTGTAAATACCACATCCAAGACTCCACCATCCATCAGAAAGATTGTGGTGGAACCAATACTTAGGAGCAATGCAATACTCTACGGTTTCACTAGTCCAAAGAGGGAAACATGCGAAAGTAGAAGTTGATGCAATCACATACTTGGCATTCTTAATTGCACAGTAATCCCATGCCACATCTCTATGATATGCTGGATATTCTGGCAGCATTTTATTGGCAGTCTCAACATCGTCAGTAACAATGCAAAACTGCATGTCGGGATTATATTCAGTCATTCTCTTAATGGCTTTATCCCAATATGACCTAGGAACAAATCCTCCTGCGTTTCCAACCATATCACCACCACGGAAATTCATAACACAAATGTTATCTCCGTAAGTATCTTTATGGTCAAACTCTTCTTTGACTTTCAACCATTCTTTAACTTTGTCAAGGTTGCCGCAGAAATAATCTTCAGACTGAAAGTTTCCATCGATTTTAGTATTGTCCTTAAGATTAAACATACCTTTATCTGTCAATCTAATATCGGTATGTAGAATTTCGTCTGTAGGAAGACCGTGACGATATTCAAAATAATGCTGTTCAATCCCATCAGGAAGTTCTGTAGGAGGACCACCTGGAGGACTTACACCTCCTTCTGGATTCAGACCAAGATCCAAATCCATAAAGTACAAACCATCTTTATTGTGTCTAGGATCTCCTAGATTTTCTCTTCCAATAATACCATAATCATATCCATGGTATTCTGCCAGCATTCTTGTGGTGACATATGCGAAGAGTTGATTACCTAGTCCTTGTCCGTGATATAGTTCAGTTAATAACATTTTCAAAAAGAGTAATAGTTTTATCGATGTATGCAATCATATCTTCTGTGATTACTGGAGAGCAACCAAGGAAGAAAACCTTTCTTAGTGTCTGATTTGCGTGTGGATATTTAGTCGCATCGTCAAGGTGCGAATATCCAGGGTGGAGAAGAATGTTTCCAGCAAAGTAATTCCTAGTTTGGATTTTGTTCTGTTCCAAATGTGCAACCAACTTGGCTTTCAGTGCTACGTCATCACAGATAATAGGAACTCCAAACCAACTAGTTTCTGCTTCTGGTCGTTCCCCGACTACTCTGACTCCAGGAAGTCTTTCAACAATCTTCTGAATTGCTTCTTTGTTCTTACGTCTCTTATCATGAATCTCTTCAAACTTTAGAAGTTGAACAGATCCAACAGCACCTTGCATGTCAAGTGGTTTAAGATTGTATCCCATGTTGGAGAACACGTATTTGTGATCAACAACATCCTCATAACTATCCAACCAAGTGTCAAACCTTCTACCACAGACTCCATTAGTCAAAAGGTTCTGTTGTCCGACACAATAGCATCCTCTACCCCACCATGCAAAACTTCTTGCAAGGTCTACAATTTCTTTGACATTGGAAGATACCATACCGCCCTCAATGGTGCAGATATGATGAGCAGGGTAGAAAGAACACGATGCAGCGATAGCATGTTTGGTAAGATATTCACCCTTCCACTTGCTACCAAGACTGTCGCAGTTATCTGCAATCAATTTGATATTATTAGTTTCGCAGAGATCTACAACCTTATCAATGTCATAAGGATTTCCAAGAACAGGAGAGGAGAAAATTGCTCTGGTTCTTTCATTGATTTTTGCTTCTACTTCCTTGAGATTCCAATTGAGATCCTGCCAGTCAATATCAACAAAAACAGGTTTCAAACCACACTGAACGATTGGAGCAACAGTAGTGGCAAACCCACAAGAACAAACGATAATCTCATCTCCATCTTCCCACCCAAAATATTTTTTAAGGGCAGCAACCATTACTAGGTTAGCAGAAGAACCAGAGTTGACCATGACAGAATGTTTGAAATCAAACTTCTTTGAAAACTCATGTTCAAACTTATTAACCTTTTCTCCAGAGGAAAGCCACTTACCCTTCATTATAGAATGGATAAGTTCTCTTGCCTCTAGGTCATCCCAGTAAGGACCAGAGTAATAAACATTATTTCCTTCTTTCCAATTCCTATTTGCCATAAAGGGAAAGATATCATCATCCATCTCCTTTGCTGACTCAAGAAAAGTGTCAATTAATTGGTACATAACTCCTCAATAATCTTCTGTAAAGGTATTTGTTGCTCAAAACCAAGATCATTCAACTTAGTAACATCAAGATACATGTCTTTTGTTTGGCAGATCTGGTGAAAGCGTGGAGCTTCTTTAGATCCCACTCTTGACTTTGAATTTAAATATTCTTTTGCCACACTAATTATATCACCAATACGAGTCGGTTGTCCACTGCCAATATTATAGATTTCATTAAGGTTTCCCTTATCCATCACCAATCTAAGTGCTCTGCAAACATCTTTGACGTGCATGACATCTCTGATTGGAGTTCCTTCATCATAAACATCAATATCCTCATCCTTTTTCATTTTGTCAATCATAAAGGATAAGGCATTTTTCTTGGCAGATGATTTACCATCTCCCTTTCCCATAACATTACAAAGTCTCATGATTCTATAATCAACCTCATATGTTCTGCAGAAAGAAATCAATAAGTCTTCTGCACACTTTTTTGTGATGGAATAGAATCCTTTGGGGTGACATTCGTAGGATTCTTTAGCTGGTAATCCACTATCACCATAAACGAACCAACTACTAACAAAATTAAAAACAATAGAGTCTTTTCTACAGTAATCGAGTACTTCGCATAAAACTCTGAGATTAGTTTCAACATCCAGGGTAATGTCAGTGTGAATATTATAATTGTCGATGGTCGAAATCAAGTACAAAATATTATCAGTAACAGGATTTCTTTGATCTCTTGGCATCACAAGAGTATCTTCGTACATATTGCAAAAGGTACTGCCAACAAAGCCAGTACCACCGTAAACAGTAATCATTCTACCAATTCCTTCATGGTATCTGCGACAGGGAAATTACAACTCCAAATTGTATACATGGCACGTTCTATCATTTGACCTTCACCAGATACTCTAGAGTGAGAAGCGAACGTATGCAAGTTTTCATAGAAAACTTTATCATATTTTAAAATTTGATCCTTGGGAACAATATAGTTTCCGCCAGGAGGAAAACGAACATACTTGGGATGAACAGGATTCACAAAACAAAAAGATAAAAATTCATTATAAGTTTTAAAGTATTTTGTTTCGTGTTTAGCATGATTCAAATACCAACTAGTATTTGCTTCCATCCATCCACCTTCACAAGAAATCATAGCATAACCATCTTTAAGTGCTTTCTGATTAAGGTCATGAGACTCCCAATCTTCAATACAAGTAAGATGCTTGTTATTGATGATTCTATCAAATGTTTCTTGACTTACATGGCGATTGACAGTGTTTCCTTTGATAAAGGCAACTGTATCTGGGAGATCATCATAATTGTCTATAATGTATCTCATGTAATCTGTCATGTTGTATCCATTCAAATTACCATTGATAATATTGAATTCAGGATACTCTTCCTTAAGATTTGATGGTGGGAGCATCTCCGATTCATCATTATCTTTTGGACCACCATCCCAACACTTATCATAGATCACATGAGGGTAGTCCGCATAAGGTTTCAACCAGTCTAAGTTATTGTTGTATGCAGAAATACATAAGAAGTTCATTTTGCCAGTGCCTCGTCTATTACAGATTGGAACATCACGTCCAGGTTCAACTTAGATTTTCTAATGCTATTTCCCCAGGCTTTTTCCCAAAGATGATCATTTTCTTCCAACAGTTCTTTGGTAACTTCAGAATAATCATTAACGAATAGTGCAGGATAATCCATCCATTCAAACAGATCTCTCATGTATGGATGATCAATAAGAACGGGGACTCTGTTCATGTATGCAACTTCCCAGTTTCTATGACAGTCAATTGCATTTCCTTTGGGACAAATAACAAATTTAGCAAGTCCAATACCCTCATGAATGTATTCATGATACAGTTTCCTTTCCTCTGCCACATCTGCCCATTCTTTACCAAGAAACAACTCAGTGATTCCCTGTCTTTCTTTGTTTGAGTCTTGCATCCAAGAAACATACAACAGATTCGGAGGATGATCTGGCCATTCCTCTGTAAATTTCTTTAAGAGAGGTGTTCTTAAATCATTTTCATACATTTTTCTCTGAAGTCCATATGGAGCAGGAATAACCTTACCCCCATATGCTTCAGCGTTTACCGCAGAAACAGCGAGAACGTTGTCAGGAATAGCATCAAAAATATATTCATCTGTGGGAGTGTCTTCCAGATTAGTAAACACGATGAATTTCATCGTCGGATAATATTCTAGAACCTCAAAAAGAGTTCCCATGTCCATAAGATAGTTGACATAATCTTTGTCTTCTTCCTTGACAGATTTGATGTCTCTTTTATACAGTCTGATGTTATCAATAAAGACTGTCATGTAATCTCTTTTCTTTGCAACCTCAAAAACTTTAGATGCAAACTCAGTATTAATAATGTTGCACAAGATCATTTCATGATTGGGGCAATTACCCCATCGTCCAGATTGATCTCCGAAAGAATAGTCACATTTTTTTGCTAATAATTCGCCGTCGATTACTTCCATGGTTTAATATAGTCTGCGTATTTTTCTTGATTCTGTTGGATGTATTCTGGATAAGATTCATCAACAGGAACAGTTTGGATATTAATTGCTCGACCAAAAGGATCAATTCCTTTTTCAATTTTTTCCTCTGCAGTCTCTCTTACTTGTTGAGTATTATTTTCAGTGTGTTCATAAGACTCAATCTTAAGTCTAAAGTTATCCGCATTTCCAAAGAAACTAAAATGCCACCCACCTTGTTCAATCTTATATGATTTCTGATGCTGTTGGCGAAGGAAATCAACAGTAGTTCCTTTCAGAGTTTTTAGACTAGAGATTCTAGAACCCATCCAATCCTCCTCGTAGAGGTAGTTCAGCTTGTAGTAGAATGCCCTCTGAAGGCATGTGTAATGGTTCTCAGGATCAAACCAGTCCAAATCTTCTAATAGATATGGATTAACGATTTCATCAGCATCACTAGTGATAATGAAATCATCATCTTGAGCACCTGCATCAATGATTCCATACATGCTACATTCACGATTATAGATTGCTCTTTGGAATCTGATCGGAAGTTGAATGTAAGGAGTTCCATAAGGATCGGGATCCTTATATGCTGTGTGGTATGGTTTCTTTTCTAAGTATTCCGAAAAGTCATTTGGAATAGTTTCTGTAATATTATAATGAATTTTATTTGCCCACTTTGCAAATCTATCTCTATTAGATTCAAAGTATAAGGGTTTTTCATTTCCACTAACAGTGAAAGGAGACTCAGTGATGACAAAAGTATCAACAACATCACCAAGGATGTTGAGTCTCATTTCAAGCAAATCTAGTTCATTAAAGAAGATAAACGAATCAAATACTTTCATTTCCAATACTCATAAATGTCTTTTGTGATTTCATAATCCATGTGCTTCACTTTTCTGTTTGGTTGCTTCATTGCCCAAACAAACATGCTTTCGACTAACTCATCAAGACGAGTTCTATCTTGGAAGTTCAACATTGTTTTTGCCTTTGTGTGATCACAGTAAGCATGTTTTACTTCGTGTCTTGGTTCACCATGTTCAATGGGAACTTCATATCCATATTTCTTTCCGATACTTTGAACTGTTTCTGCGACAGAATTCAAAGTAAAGTGTTTATCGGCACCAATATTAAATGTCTCCCCATCAAAATCAGTCAAGAGTTTGTCAAAGGGTTCCATGTAATATTTGATATCTGAAAATGCACGGGTTTGTTCACCGTCTCCATACACAAGAATAGGTTCTCCATTCAAAGTCTTACGGATAAAGATTCCAATTACATTACGATACTTGTCCCAGATGTTCTGATAGATGCCAAGAACATTATGAGGACGAACGATATTATATCGAAGTCCAAACTGTTCATGTGCGAGTTTAAGATCGCACTCTACAGCATATTTAGCGATGCCATATGGATCGATTGGTTGAGGACGCTTGTCTTCTGTGAAAGGGGGTTCTTGTTCACCATAGACTGCCATACTCGATGTGAAAATGAATTTGGTGTCATGCTTAACACATTCATTAATCAAGTTAGCAGAACAAATAAGATTATTGCGATAGTTGTAATTACGAATGAAAGGAGATAAACCTTCAGCAGCATACGCAGCAAAATGATAAAGTACGTCTGGTTTATGTTCTTCAAATAATTCTACTACCTTTTTTCTCCTCTCAAGATCAAACTTAGCAAAGGTAAACTTTTCTCCTTTTGGAAGAAAGGCTTTATATCCGCCAGAGAGATCATCAATACCAATAACCTCATGACCATTGGCAAGAAGGTGCCTAGTGTAATTAGCGCCAAGAAGACCAGCGCATCCAGTTACGAAAATTTTCATCGATACTCCAAAATAAATTTACGTTGTTCTTCTGTGTTTGCCCAGCTACAAGGATATACTGGAATGTAATCTTCTAGATGCATTGTATGAACAGTAACATCAGTGTCATACAACATACTAAAATTTAGGTGCTCTGTCAGAAGCAAATCTGTAGTGAACAGATTTTTGATCTCAATTGAGCATAGAGCAGCAGCCATAGCGAATGTTCCTACTCCTGATAATGCAACATTCTTCGCACTCATTAATGTAGCGAAGTCATCTGCAACTGTGGAAGATTGAATCTGAACCTTATCAATCTTCTTTAGTTCATGAACGATTGGATTCTCCTCATCTGGTTCAGTGATAAGAATGCACTTATCAAAACTATCAATTAGATTCAAATAGAAGATGAGAGGATTTGGAACATAATTGGTTGGAGGATCAAATACTTTATGGTAGTTATCTCCACTTCTCAAATGCATTACAATTGTATCGTCCCCAAGAGGTTTCTTTTGAGGAAGGTCCAATTTTGGACGAACATAATCTCTACAGATTTCTCTCATACGAGAGTAAACATATTGAGGACTTACGCCAATTTCATTTCTACCCTCTTTAATTCCCTTCTCGCAATGAACCATTTGTTCCCATGCATAAAAGCGTCCAGAGAAGTTATTTTCATTTGAACCAAATGCATAGCAGAACTTTTCAATAATGGGGTGGTCAAGAGTTTGTTCCATTATTCCATTAGTGGATTTGGAAACCATTATGCAGTTTGCTACTTGCTGAATATTATTTCCTAAGCGACCGCTCCAATGAGATACTGAATAAGACATTACACAAACTCCTCACTCATATCATAGAACACTTGAGCAACTCCATCTTGAATGGATGTTTTTGGTTGCCACCATTTTGTAATGTACTTATCGGCTTCGTTTCTTTTATCTTTTTGAACTTCGTCCTTTGATTCTGCAGGAGAGAGTTTTACTTCTTTACCAATTTTGGAGAAAAGATCTTGAATAATCTTTCCAATCTCAAGAATACTAGTCTGTTCAAAGGAGGTGATATGAATATTGTCATCAGAACTCAGTTCATCATAGTTCTCCATGACCGACTCCAGGGCTTCGCAGCAGTCTTCTGCATAGAGGAACTCACGTTGTTCAGTTCCATCAGTCAGCATAGAGATGTCACCAGTCTCAAATCCTTTCTTGATAAAGTCAGTGATGACATGTGCCTTATCCATATCCTTCTCAATGCCATAGACATTCCAGAAATGAACGATAAGACCTTCAAGAGACTTAGTATAAAGTTCACCAACTCGCTTGAGAACACCATAGGGAGAGTAACTCATGTTACTCATCTGAGATGATGCAAAAACGAATGGTTTATTATATTCACCAAGATAACCAAACACATTTGCCATCATCCTAGTATTGTTATTAATGAAGTCAAAGGTGTGCTGATACTTCTTCAGGTATCTTGAACCACCCACATCAAAGGCAAGGAAGAATACAAAGTCAGCAAAGCGAATATCACGCATCAATTTTTTATTAGGAATAGTCCTAAGGTCTTCTTCTTGACCATTTTCAATATCAAATTCAGTGACTTCGTGTCCTTTTTTACGAAGGTATTCTGTCAGGTAAGCACCTACCTGACCTCCAGAACCAAGAATTAATACTTTCATTTTTTATCAATCTGCTGGCAAATCCAGGCATAAGTTTTACGAATCCCTTCTTCAAGGGTCTGTGAGTAATCCCAACCAAGGTTCTCACGGATCAGATCGTTATTGGAGTTGCGTCCACGAACACCCAGAGGTGCATCAAGTTTATGAAGTTTATGTACTTCCTTACCAGAAACCTTAGCAGCAGTTTCTACCAGTTGATTGATAGTAACCATCTCCTCAGATCCAACATTCACAGGACCCATGAAGTCACTATCCATCAGTCTTCGAGTTGCTTCAATGCATTCGTCAACGAACAGGAAGGAACGAGTCTGTAAGCCATCTCCCCACACCTCGATTGCTCCACCCTGCTCCGGGAGGTAAGCGACTTTACGGCAGATTGCAGCTGGTGCTTTCTCTCTTCCACCTTCCCAGGTTCCTTCTGGTCCGAAGATATTGTGGTAGCGAGCAATCCTAACAGGAATGCCGTGATTCCTATTATAAGCGAGATACAACCGCTCACTGAAGAGTTTTTCCCAACCGTATTCGGAGTCGGGTGCTGCTGGGTATGCTGATTCTTCACGGCAATCTGGGTTATCGGGATCGAGTTGATTGTGCTCTGGATATATACACGCCGAAGAACTATAGAAGATCTTGGTGGGTTGATCCAGTTTGGGACGGTTTGCTTCTGTCCACTCCTTCACTACACCGTCAAAAGTTTCATTAAGTTTACGAACTTCTTCAAGAACGTTCAAGTTGATGCTACAGGAGTTATGCATGACTTCAGCATCATGATCTCCAGTAAAGATATAACCTGCACCACCCATATCAGCAGCAAACTGATAGATCTCATCAAAAGGTTCAATGTACTGATAGGGAACATTCGCATTGAAGTTACCAGGGTATCCTTTGAATTGAATACACTCACGAACGAATCTTACGTCGCGCAGATCTCCCTGAACGAATTCGTGTGCTTGTGTGGAGGAAAATTCAGGATATTTTTGATCAACTCCGCGAACCCAATATCCTTCTTCACGGAGTTTTTTCACCATGTGACTTCCAATGAAACCACCCGCACCAAGCACTAATGCGGTTTTCTTATAGTCCATAAAAAGAAAGATTTACCATCATATGTATAATACAAAAAAAGAGGGTTGATGTCAACCCTCCAAGATCAGAATGAGATTTCTCTTTTCAGTTTCACAATCAGATCATCAAGTTTTTCTGCTACACCATCAGGAGATGGAACTCCTTCCTTTAATTCATGAAATCTTACGTCAATTTCAGCAAGTCTTGCTTCGATGACTTGAAGTCTTTTTTCAACTTCAACATCATACTTTGACATTGACGCACCACTAGCAGACTTCGCTGCTGATCCTTTTGCTGCCATTTTCCAATGAATAAACTCTTTTAGTATTTAGTAACTGTGTCTTTGATGTAGCAAGGCACACCTTCAGGATCTAACCATTTGGTATATTCAAAATCATCAATCGCAGTCAGAAGTTGCATCTGATTGTCAAGAAGATACATGTCACTATATCGCTTGGTATAGTGGTGTGCTTTTTGAATACGATAGTCTGGCATACCATTCTCTAGTGTGCCAGACTCAACATAACGATAGGGGAAACGCTCAAGAAGAACTTTCATCGTGCCTCTACAATCTCAAGATCAGCTGCAATATAGTCCATAAGCATGTCGTAGTCATCCATGGGGTCACCAGAGAATACTACACCAGTATTCTCATAGTAACGGCGAACTTTTTTGAAAAGTTTTGGATTCTTTACATCAAGGAAAAAGTCCCCGTTTGCAGCTCCGCGCAGGGTCTGAACGTCTTTCTTGAATTTTGCCGTAAGAGTCATTGTCTTGTGTGTTGACCTTGATATTATAAGGGACAGACTTTGAGTCTGTCAATAGGGGTTGTGAGGATCGAACTCACCTTAGGCAAATTATGAGTTTGCTGCATTCACCAGATTGCTAAACCCCCCAGGTAGGACTGCTGAGAATTGAACTCAGTTTACTCCGTTATAAGCAGAGAGCATTAACCAATATGCGACAGTCCCTCAGGATCCTTCTGAATGGTCCGTGTACATGCGTATGAGTTCATCATCCGCTGGTGTCATTACTGCTCTATCTCCGTTCTCATTCTCCACACCTATTGTCTCTCCGTTCTCCACTCTGTCCATCAAAGTTTCCCAGTTCTCTTGCCAGTATTCCACAGAATAAAAGTGCATAGTTGTAGTATGTATGCAAATCGGGGTGAAAGGATTTGAACCTTCGGCCACTCGCTCCCAAAGCGAGTGCTCTACCAAACTGAGCTACACCCCGTAAGAATAACCGCTGCTCGTCAGCAGCGGTGGCACCAAGGGAGTTCCCATCCCTCTCTCACGCGGGTTGGATTCCGATTCTTTTTTCTCTCGGAGTCGTGAGCACGGGTGTCGCCATCCCGTTATGTACTAATTATAGCAGATCACTTGTCCTTCAGCAAGTCCTCAATCTGCTTTCTTGTGTCCTCTGATTTCTTCTTTTCTCTTTCAGAATGCTTATATCCATGTTTACCATGAAATATCATGTGACCTTGCCAGAACATGGTCACACCAAATATAAACGCAAGAATTACTCCAATTCTTTCAATTAAAGATGTATGTCCATCCATGGGAATATTGGTGGTATTGCTCCAATGAGTCTAAGCAGTCCCTCAGAGAAAAGTCCTAGGATAAAAAAACCAACAAACATACTAATGATACCAGCATTACGATTATGTTTGCGTATGGCATCATCAATCATCTCCTGACACTCTTCCTTAGTGACGTAGTGAGCAGGTTTTATTTCATCCATCCTGTGAGACATTTGGTGCTTTGTCCATTGGGTCTGGTAACCCACTTACTATAGCACAAGCTCTCTTGTAAAAGAAGTTATCTGTTGTTCCGTTTTCCTCAAATTTCTCCTTGATAATCCCCCAGTTAGCGAGTTCGTCGGGATGCATTTGTTTGTGGGTGTAACAGTATGATACTATTTACGATTTTAACTGTTTCTAAATATGTGTAAATTAAAACGGAAGAGGTGGGATTTGAACCCACGGAGGACTTGCACCCTCGCTGGTTTTCAAGACCAGTGCCATAAACCACTCGACCACTCTTCCTTATTTTACGTCAAAGTCGAGTCTACGAACTTTGCGTTTGCGTCTCTGTTCTTGATATAAGAGATCTTGTTGAGAAAGAACATTTTGTTTTTTCTCCTTTCCAGAGTTTATCATGACAACTTTTGATAAGTCAACAGCAGAAACTTTGTCTTCGTTGACAGTCATCATGTTAGGGCAACCACAGACTTGTGTCTTGTTACTGCTTCGCAACTCTGTGTTGCATTCTTTGCATCTGACGATAATCATTTTTCATGGTCCTCCGGGGAGTAATGCAAGATGACGGGATCGAACCGCCGACCGCCTCGGTGTAAACGAGATGCTCTACCGCTGAGCTAATCTTGCTGGCTCCTCCACCTGGACTCGAACCAGGGACAGGGTGATTAACAGTCACCTGCTCTACCAACTGAGCTATAGAGGAATATGTGTTCCCCGGAGGGAAAGCGGGTGACGGGGATCGAACCCGTGACAAGAGCTTGGAAGGCTCGCATGTTACCGCTACACCACACCCGCAGGTCGGGTCTTATATGGAAGAGGAGGTGGTGGTGGTCTCTTCCAATGCCCAGCGACTCAAGTAGGATTTGAACCTACGACCGACTGCTTAGAAGGCAGTTGCTCTATCCAGCTGAGCTATTGAGTCATGTGGTGGTTCCTATCGCCGCTAATCCTGAACCACCAAGGGGATTACCGCAGTTGACTATGCCCGCTCTATTCCGTCGTTCATGTAATCAACAAAGTCATCATACTGCTCTCTTGTGATTTGGTCAAGTGAGATGACTTCAAATTCTTCATCATTCAACTCTATCCACTCTGCGAACTCTTGATATAGTGCTAATGATTCTTTTACTGGTAGTTTGTTTTCATTGAACTTATCAAGAGACCAAGTACGAACATGACCTATGATATCCTCAGTCTCCTGAATCGTAGTAGTCTTTTCGGAAGTATCTTGAGAGGATGTTGCTATTGTAGTATCTTGGGATTCCGTTGTCAAGGGACTCTGTGAGGACTCTGTTTGCGAAGAGTTGTCTTGTTTCTTCGTAGTTTGTTTTGCCAAGTGTTTTATGTACTGACAAGATAGTGCGACTAAAATTTTGTCTACCAAACTGCTGAATGTCTTCTTTAAGTTCTGGACAGGACCCATAATACCTCTTCCAATCAGATTCTGATTTTACTTTTCGTTTTTTTCCTTTTGGAGTTCTAAACTGCCAAAAGTATTTTCTACCGATGTACTGGCGATTGTTTGTGAGATTTGTAATGAGATAGACAAAACCGAAGTTATCGTCAATATCCTCAGATAAAAAAGGGGTTCCCTCAAAATACCAGGGGTTTTCATAGTCTATATTCTTCAAGGATATCTAAAACTTTGTTTAGATATTTATCTGCTAATTCTTTGTATTGCGGATATGCATCCTCTTTGTAAAGTTCGTTCTTCAACTTTAGAACTCTACATTTGATTTCATCTTTTGTCAACATTTGTCTAGGCACAATGGGAGGAGATCACTCCCCCCTATTTAAGCAAAGATCAGAGTTTAAAACCACTAAATGTGTCCTTTTTCACATCTTGCTTGATACCGCCTACCACATATGACTCTACTTCTGTCTCCTGTGGTGCTACCTGAAGACCCTTAGAAGAGATCCAGTGCTGCGTCCAGGGCAGTGGATTGTTACTCGCAGCAATGTCATACTGTGGTTTCAGACCAATCGCTTTCAGACGACGATTAGCAATCCACTCAACATATTGCTGAAGCAGTTTATCATTCAAACCGATCATCGATCCATCTTTGAACAGGTAATCTGCCCACTTCTTCTCTTCATTTACAGCACGATCAAATGCTTTGAGAGTCCACTCCTCTTCTTCTTTCATGATCTGCTTCATCTCAGGATCATCACCTTGTTTCCACTTGTTCAGAATGTTTTGGGTGATGGCGAGGTGTTGATTCTCATCTCTAGCAATAAGGGAGATAATTTTTGCT